GTTCATGTTCTTCTCAATGTAGGCTTCCTTGTCCTTGCGACCAACAGCCCCAGCAGCTACCCGTGCGGCCACGATGGGCAGCACCATAGACATACTACCGGCCATCATGCCGAGCGCACCAGCAAGCCCGTGGTTAGCCTTCTGCCGAGCCCATTGCTTCTCCATGCTGATAAGCGGGAAAGAGCGGAACTGCGTCATCAGCTTCAACAGGCCAGAGTGCGCCCATGCGCCAGTCTCACCAATGAAGGTGCCCTGAATGATCTGCTTCGTACCACGGGACACAGTATGCGCAAAGGCTCGCGCCGCGTGCACATCCTGCGCCTTGCTCAGATCAAACTCTACCAGCTTGCCGTTGTTGTAGACGGTCATGTTAGGCATGTCAGCCTTGAGACGTGCAGCCACATCAGCAGTAATGCCCATGTCTCGCAGCGCCTTGTCAGACTTGCCCTCAGTGATGTAGCGGATAGCCTTCTTGGTGATCTGCTCAGCCATGCCGCGCTGCTGGATAGCAGTCGTAGCACGCCAGAAGTTAACCACACCCTGAGCATGCGCACCGGCACGCAGCATGCGGTCAAGCATGTTGGGAGTGTCGGCCCCGTAGACTTCGTGTGCATTGTTAGGCGTGTCGTACGGCATGACCAGCTTGTAGCCGTCCATACCAAACTCGCCCTGCCCACCGAAGCCCTCGATACTGTTCAGGATACTGTCAACCTTCTGCCCCTTAGCCAGAGCAAGAATCTCGCTCCGAATACGAGGTGCAGATGCGATGCTATCCATCATGCCGTTGATACCCACCGACCATGCAGCGTTAATGGTTTCACCAAGCTGCGACCAGATGTTACCACCCAGCGACACCAAGGCGTTAGCCGACATTGCGCGATCCGCCCACTTACCGCTAGCAGTACCAAAGGGCTGGCCCAGGAACTCAGCAGCGATCTGGTCAAACGCTTCCATGTCAGCCACGGATGCACGCTTACCTTCTTCACCGAACATCATGGCGCGGCGGATTAGCTTCAGCCCTTGCGAGCCAGCCACACCGTTCTGCATCAGCGCAGTCTCACCAGCAGCCCGGCGCGCGTAGTTGCGGTACAGGCTGAGTTGATCCGTATTGAACAAGTCCAGCAAGGTGAACGGCGTACCGTTATCATCGTACTGCTTGTTCAGGTCCAGATGCAAACGCTTCTTGGTGAAGCTCGCACCACCACGGGAGAACTTACCCATGATCGCCTCTAAGTCCTGCTTGGGCATGTTGAGTGCCAGCAGAGCATCGCGCACCATGTCGGCAGCAGCAGGGCTGTGCACATTGGCAGGAATCTCATGCCCACCGTTAGCGTTGATGATAGCGTGGTCCATGTACTTCCGAGCTAGCTCAGCAGAGAACGCTGCATCCCAGCCCTGGTTCTGCATGAACTGATCCTTGAGCGAGTCAATGAACGCTGCCCGTTGAGCATTGGTCATATCACGCACAGTCTCAGCAGCCAGCATGTGCGGCATGTAGCCACGGCTGGTTTCACCCAGTCGCGCAAAGCCCACAGCACCAACGTCCTGCATCGTCACGCGCATACGATCGTAACCAGCTTCGAGTGCATCAGCAGCCTGCACCACCAATGGGTGCGACTGTACTGCATTGCCAGTGCCACGCGCTTCAATCTCCGCAGCCACCAGCTTATCGAAGCGACCACGCAACTCATTGCCCTTAACGTCAGCAATCCACGATTGGCCTTGTAGCTTGCGCCACGTAGCGTAGTGATCTTGGTAGACGTTCAGGGTGTTGCCAATGAACTGACGTTCGTAGCCAGCAGCAGCGATGGCGGCAGTGGTACGGCGACCTTGGGCACCCGTGGTAACTTCTAGCAGCGTACCTGCAATCATCCGAGCCAGTGGGTTAGCACTGCCTGCCAAGTTGATGCCAGTCGATCCGAACGTGCGGTTGCCAGCAGTCAGGGCCTTCAGGCGCTCAGCGTCCACAGGGTTAGCCTTTGCCCACTGCTCCGCCTTCTTGTGCATTTCCAGCACAATGCGGAACTCTGCGCGGGCCACTGGGCTGTCCAGAGGCATAGAGTCCAGGCCGAACCGCTTAGCATCAGCGCTTTGACGCAGAGCTTGCAGTTGGGTAGACGGCGCCACCTTGGCGGCAGACGGTTCAACCATTGCCATCACGGCAGGGCTGGGCATGGATTGCAGCTCGGCCTTGAGGAACGTCTCGAAGCGCGCATCAGCACCCAGCAAGCCGTGGCTCTTAGCCTTGGTGAACAACTCCTTGAGCGAGTCAAAGAGTTCCATCACCCTGTCACGAATCTTCTTGGGCAGCTTGGGAGCTTCCTTGCTGCCGTCGTGGTACAGCTTCTCGATGTGCTTAACGAACTGCTCGGCAGTCCACTCATCGAAGTTGCGCACGTAGTCCAGGGTGCGCCCATCAGCCAGCTTCTCATTACGTGCGCGGGCTTGGTCCGCCTTGACCTGCATATGCAGAGGCTTGTCAAGGTTGTCGTACCCGTTCACCTTGGTATTAATGGCACTCCAGCGACCCAGCGCAGTGAACGTGCCATCAGGGTGGTCCATGCTGGTCATCCAGTCGTGGTAAGCACGCAGCACATCGTCACGAACATTGGTGTCAACCTTGTTCAGACGCCATGCAGCGATGGCGTGGCCCACCTCATGAATAGCCGTAGAGAATGCATCCTCACGGTTGCGCAGCATCAGCACGCCAGAACTCTTGCCAGTCGGCAGGAAGCCTCCCAAGGCATTTGCAGAGTCCAGCCACTTAGCACCGCTGGTCAAGGTCAGGCTCAGCCCGTCTGCGTACTTCTTAACGAGACCGTCAACGATCTTAGCAAAGGCTTGGACTTCGCGTGCGTTAGCAGACACAGACGGATCGAGGTGAGCACCCGTGCCGTGAGCACGTTGCTCTTGCGGCGTCAAGGTCAGACCGTAGTCAGCCTTCCATTGCTCGGTCATCGCCGGGGCGATAATCTCCTGGGTCAGCCAAGCATCGCGGTTAAGGAACTGGCTAGCCGGAACCTCGGGCGGGGCCTTGACTTCAGGCACGCTAGCCTCAGCTACAGGCTCAGCGGGCGCATCGGCGTACTCGTCCATTAACTCCACAGGGTCGCGGGCTGGGATGCGGTCAGCTTCCTCAGCGCCCGCCTTGCCAGAGTTCACTACGTTCTTGATCTTCTCGGACTCAATCTCGTTCAGCGTACGCTTGAGCGTAGCTTCGTCTGCATCAGGGCCAACCCGCTTGATAGCTTCTTGCAGGTTGTCGAGGTCAGACTTGAGGGCAGCGTCCCGCGCATTGCTAGCGTGCGCCAGCATGGCGTCTTTGTACGTGCCCCGGCTGAATGCCAGGCCCATGACAGCCCCGGTAGTTGCATCCATGGCGTAGTCGGCCACCGTACGGTGATCACCAGCGATCTGCAATGCAGCCCCATAGGCCACGTTACCCAACGCATTCTCGGCTGCTGTAGAGGCCACAGCGGCCCCTGCTCGGCCTGCCTGAGCCAGTGCTCGCGCACCTAGCCCAGCCATAGCCACGGCTTTGCCGACGCCCATGCCAGCCACAAAGCCGCCCGGCTCAGCCAGACCGCCGATAAGCTCAGCGGTGAACCCAGCCACGCCCCCAGTAGCGTAGATACTTTGGTTGCGCTCACGGTCAAGGAGAATCTGATCCTTACGGAAAGCGAAGTCCTTCTCGTTGGCGCTGTCCAGCAGAATCTCACGTTCCTCCTGCTCGAACCCAATCAGCTTGGTAGGGTCAGCGGCCAGCCCCTCAGCGAACTCAGGGTTGGCTGGGCCTACGGAGTAGTTGCCGTTCAGGCGGGAGATAAAGCGGAAGGTAGGGTCAGCCGCCTTGCGATAACCCTCAGCGATCTTGGTGCCAAACGACACACCGTTACGCTTATCCCAGTCAGCTTGACGCTCAGCTTCGTATTGTCGCTGTTGCTCAGGTATCAAGGTAGATGCACCCGTAGCGTCACCACGGTTAGGCGTCAGCAGCACAGGGCGCACGTACTTGTCAACCTCAGGCAGCGGATCGCCCAGTGCCTGAATGTCCTCTAGCGTCATGCCACGCGCCATCTCAGGCGTGAGGGTGCTAGTGTTCAGCTTCGCCTTGCGACTAGCTTGTGCAGCAGGAGCGGGCAACTCCTGGCCCAGAATCTCCTTAACGTAAGCAGCAGTCTTAGGCCCCCAGTTTTTGCGCTCAGTGCCGCCGTGGTACATAGCCAGCGCCTCAGCGGTGTCAGCAGTAGCTGTTCGGTTCTCCTTCATCTGGTTGGCCGCAGCCCACAGGGATTCATGGAAGTCGAAGCGATCCAGCTTGGTGCCCAGGCGCTTTTCCCAGGTTGCGGCAGTCTTATCAAGCATCTGGAAATGCCCCTTAGCAGTACCGTGCTCAGTCTCAGGGCCGACCATGTTCAGCCCGCGAGTAGATTCCTTACGCCAGATGGAATCATGAACCCCAGGTTCAACGCCAGCGTAAGTATCAGCAGCAGCAAGTGCGTCTGCTCGGCTCATGGCCTTGAGTTCTTGAAGGTTCATAGATTCCTCTTAGTAGTTAGTTCCGTTACGTAGTGCCCAGTCATCGACTGGGGCGTTAGGCTTTGCCTTAGGCTTGGCGACCTTGGCCTTGTACTGTGCGGCAATCTCATCGCCTGTGACTTGCACAGTGCCACGACTGCCATCAGACTTAACCCAGAAACCAGTAAAGCTAGCTTGCCCATTCTCGTCAGCATTGCGGAACCATGTGGCACCGCCCGGCTTATCTTCCAGGGCATCCAGCTTAGCACGGAATGCTCGCTCAATGCTAGGCCCGTGTTGCGATTCCGGGATGCCAAGTCGGCGCCCCAGGATCACATTGATAGGCTCAGCAGAGTTAGGCTTAGTCCATGCCAGGATCGAGTCATCACCGTACCCCAGTTCGAGGTTGGTGTTGCGGGCCTGGGCAAGTGCATGCTTAGGCTGCTCAGCTTCCGGCAGCATGGAGTGCAGCGTGGAGTAGAATGGCAGCACAGCATTGGCGATGGTACGCTCAGCGTGTTCGTCAACCTTTGCCTTAAACGGGTTCATCGAAGTGAAGAAGCTGTCTCGGTCTTGGATCAACGTAACGATGGACTTAGCCGCCTGCTTCTGTTGCTCATGCCCAAGGCGTACCGGCATCACAGGCTGCACAAAGGCAGTCTTGTACGCAATCTCAGCGGCGCGCCCAGTAGCCTTACCGTTATCCATCCAGCTATGGAACACAGCCAGACGCTGATTGTACTCACCGTACATCTTGTCAGATGCCTCGGCTGCACCAGGGCGGGCTACAGGCTGACCGTTAGGGCCGGTCATGTAGTTGAGTTGTTGCCACTGCGCGTACGCACCCATGAAGCTATCATCAGGAGTCTCACGCCCACTCATGCGCAGCGGCTGCTGCAACGAGTCCTTCATGTTGCTATCCACATAGCCCAGAGCGGTGGCCTTGATGATGAGCCCAGGCTTGTCCTCTGGCTTGGCAGTGTTCAGCAGTTGCGCGAACGCAGCCTCCTTGTCTGCCTGCTTGTACGCAGTGAACATCACGTTACCCGCGACCAGTGCCTCGGACGCAGCGCTCACAACATTGAGCTTTGCCGCCTCAACCTCCTGGGCTGTGCGGGCCTTAGCTAGCACGCGCTCATCCTCGGCCATGCGGGCGGCATGCACGTTGTAAGCACGTTGCTCACCACGGCCAGCAATGGCAGCGACCTCGGCACCTGTGCGGATAGGCGCTGGATTGCCGGTGGCCTTGCTGAACGAGTCATTCAAGAAGCCAATGCGGCTAACGTAGTCATCCACGCTTAGCTTACCTGCATGCAGTTGGGCCTCCCAGGATTCTGCCTGCATCAGATACTCACCGCCAGTGGTGGCCTTGTGGTAGTTGCCCCAACTCTTTAACTGTTGAGCGAACGCAAGCTGCTCAGCAGGCTGCATCTGAGGCACGATGGCCTCGCTGTACAGGTTAGCAGTCTTGAAGTTGCCCGCCTGAATCTGGCCCTGGATGTGCGCCTTGACATTCTTCTCCCAGCGCACAAGGTTCTGACCCGTGACTGGTGAGATGTTAGCCAGCAGCTCCGTACGCATACCGTCCAGCTCGGCGTCTGGGGTATTTAGGTTACGAGCAGCAGCCTCAAAGCGATCAGCCTTAGCAGTCAAGCTGTTGTTCCAGGCTACGTCAGCAGCCCGCTGGTTATGCTCCAGGTTAGCCCGTGCATGCGCCTTGATCAACTGAGGTGCAACGCGCAGCATGTTGGCCTGCACCTGAACATCAAGCTCAGGGTCACCAGTCAGGAACTGCTTGCTCTGCTCAGTCAGATAAGCCGGGATTTCCGAGGCGGGCATCTGCGCTAGCTCAGGCATACTAAGCTCTTGCTTCGTAGCCCAGGCATCCACCTTAGACTGCACCGTCCAAGCCTTGGCCCCTTCGACCACAGGGCCGTCACCGAAAATCTTGGAATACCAAGGCTGCTCATTCACAACCTCAGCCAATGCTTGCCCGCCAGCAGCGGCTACCATGCCCTCCATGAACTTACGCTGCTTGAGTTCTTGCAGCTTGGGTGCCATGATACTCTCGCCCATGCGGACCAGAGTTTGAATAGTGCGATCCGAGTTAGGATCAATGGCGATTGTGCTCGCCGTGTTGCCGGGGTTCTGCCCACGCACACCACCGTTAACTGCCACAGCGTTAGTGCCAGCTTGTTCAGCCGGATTAACGCCGGGCTGCGCTAATGCAAAGGTTGCTGGGCCACGCTCTTGCGACCCTGTACCCCGCTCTGAGTAACCAGACCATGTACCCATATCAATCCTTAAAAGCGTAGTGTTGAAGTTGACGGCGTAGACCAGAAGCCTGTGCTTGGCGTACTGAACCCCGTGCCTGCTGTACCAGCCGTAGTGGTTGGAGTAGCCGCGCCTGTAGAGCCAAAGCCTCCAGCCATACCGTACTGCGTTGCAGCCTTAGCAATATCCAGAAGCCAGTTGCCCTGCACGGGTTGAGCATTGCTCAAGTCCACGCTGTAATCAATGCCGTCGTTGTAAGACGTAACGTCCAGACCCGACGAAGCCTGCGGGATCACCCCGGCAATCTGCTGCATCGCATCGTAGTTAGCTTGGCCGTTAGTACGCTCACGGTAGAACGTACTGCGTGCCCGCTGTAGTCGTGCTGTCTCGTCAATCAGATCGCTCGCCACGCCCAGCGTACCGCTTAGCGCAGCGTTGGCTGCGTATGCACCGGCCTGCTCAGCGTTAGCGATCTGCGACTCAAGACTGCCAGCGGCCTGTGAATCCAGCGACCGCACGAGCGTCATCTTCATGGCAGCTTCTTGATTCGCGGCGGCGTTCATGCGGCGCTTGTTGTTCTCCTGCTGCATATAGCGTGCAAGATTTCCCTGCGCTGCGGCCTCTTGGTTGCGCCCTTCCCGAATCTTATTCTTGGCTGCTGCCGTAGCGTCAGCCACAATGTTTGAGGCTCGCTGTGCATCACGCGAAGCCTCGCCACTGATAAGACTCATCGTGGCTAGTGCTGCGAATTGCCACATCTGTAAATCCTCCTATGTTAGAACACTTGGCCCACCCACTCCACACCCTTGATGCTTAGTGGTAGCCAGTTGACAGAGCTAACGGTTGCCCGGTAGTCACGAGTCTCGCGGCCAATGAATGCTTGCGCAGTTCCATTAACCACAGGGTTGCCGCCGATGATGCTCGACGCAGCACCGACGTTTCGCCCGCTGAAGCGTAGCACCTCAGCGTTGCTGTAGTCAGTGACCACACGCACAGCAAAGGCACCCGTGTTCTCGTAGGTGAATGTCAGCTTGGTGACAGTGCAGCGTACGCTAGGAACAACCTCACCATTCCGATCCTTGGGGTACGGGTTGGTTAGCTCGACGTAAGAATCGAACGGCATGCCCACCATTAGCTGCGTGCTGTCCGCCGTTGGAAACTCAGCCACTAGGTCAGCCGCCTCGCTAATCGAGCCGCCCATCATTTGATGAGACAGTCCCTTGACGAATGCGCAGGACATGCTAGCGTACGCCTGAAACTGATTCAAGCTGCCGGTAGCATACTGCCGCATGCTGTCCAAGTGCGGGTAGATCGTCGGCTTAGCCAGCAGCGATTGCGTGTCCACAGAGAGCAGACAGCCAGCGCCTTGTGGCCGAGCATAGAACAAGAACAACTCCTTGTTGTAGAGCGTCATGCCCACGATAGGGCCGAGCAGCGGGCTGTAGTCAAAGCGACTCCAGCTATCCATGAGCCGCTGTTGCTGGCCCACGCTGTCGATGTACCGAAACACGTAGATGCTATTAGGCCGACCGCTAGAGCGCACCACAACAATGTCGGGTGAGGTCATCGCAGCCATCTCAATAGGCGTGCCCTCGATGTACGTGGTGATCTGTTGCGTCACCTCATTGCTGTTGCTTGTATCGCTGTAGTTGCCAACGGCGATCTGGCTAACCTGCGTAGAGCCCGCAGTCTCAGTGCTATAGAACACTAGGTCGCCGTTGACCAGCGGCACCGCATTGGTTGTCTGCTTGTGTGCGCTGGACTGCACAACCTGGGAAGTGCTAGGAGTCAGCGGCACGGAGCCACCTACAACGTACTGTTGTGAGTCACCGAACAGCAGCAGGTTCTTGTCAAAGATCACGCTGTGCCGGATCACATCATCCTCACCGCCAGATGCGTACGCTTCGACAGGATCACTGTCAGCTACGGTCAGCACACTGTTGCGGAAGAAGTTTAGGTAGTCGCCCACTTGGCTGAAGTTAAGCACACCCCCAGCGGCTACCACCACACGGTCCTGGAAGTTGCCCAGGTACGTGATCTTGCGCCCAACGAAGTACGGTGCAGGGTTGCTGTCCGAGTCACCTACAAGGCGAGACGAGATAGTCGGGAAGCTGTTGCCAGTGATGGTGTTAAGCTCCGTGATACTGCCGCACACGTACAGCGTACCGGCCAGCACAGTGCCAACGGCAAAGGCGGTGGTGATATCTACGTCCGTGCCAGCGCACTCAGCCCAGGTTACAGGCTGGAAGTTAGTGCTCGCAGGCAAGGTGCCCACGGCCTTCATGTAGTAACCGTACGTGCTTTCGTCTGGCTTGATCTTTACGATCTTGCCCGGCAGTGCAACCTCAGCCAGCAGGCTAATGTCCTTGACAGTCTGGTGCACAGCACGCAACAGCGAACCATCGCCACTGTCCGAGACGCTAACGCTTTGCAGCTTCCACGTCCCGTTGATCACACAGACAGAACCGTTCACCGAGGTGACACCGAACTGCCCCGCCGTCACGTATGCAGCCAGGGCTGTAACGAGTTGACCGGCAATAGCCTGAGGCTGCACAGCGGCGGCGGCAGTGCCAAGCCAGTTGGTGCTGGCGCTATTGAAAGCGTTAACCCGGTCGTTAACTTGCTTCTGATAATCCGTCGCAGTGTACGGAATATCGGCAGTAGTCAGCGTGCCTTGGTAGCTGGCGCTTGGTGTGGTGTACGTTGCCGTCACAGTGCCCAGGTCGAAGATCAGCGTGATCTTGTAGGTCCGGGAGTACGCGCCACCTCGCACCCAGATACTCGCCGTGCCACGGTTGGCCTCGGTGTTCCAGCGCTCAACGGCGTTAGCCTGGACAACGTGCTCCTTGCCTGCCATGATGAGCAGCTTGCCCACGGCAGCGATGCCGGACACGCCCTGAGACAGTATGGTCTTGGCAGAAGCTGATTCCACCACAGGCGTGTGCGTCTTGGTTGTGCGGCTCCACATGTAGAGGTTGCTAGTATGTGTGCCAGCCTTGCGGCGATGCAGCACTGTGTACTTGGTAGCGTCCAGCGTAACGTCGCGGGCTACCCAGTCCTTCATGTCGTCCTGAGCAGCGAGCCCAGGGATGTTGAGGTAAGCCCACTCTGCCTTGGTCCCAGGCCGACGAACCAGCCCATGCACAGGATCGCTGAGCATGTTGACTTGTTCACCCACCTGCCCATCAAGGCGACTCTCGTGCGACTGCTGACTAACGCCGCGCACCAATGGCTTAAATGATCCTTTGGCCTTAGCCATGCAATCTCCTTATCGAAGGCGCGGCGTGCTACGATAGCCCCGGATGTTGGCTAACTTGTAAGCTACGCTCGGCGTGTTGAAGAAGTTTCCCTTGTTGTTGCGGATATGCTCAGCGTTGAAGTTGGCATAAGACTCTGCAACTTCTTGACGCAGTAGCTGCACCTTTAACGGGTCAGCCCCGTCGATGCTTCCAGCGAAGCGTAGCTTAGCCGAGGCTGCGATGTAAACGCGAGCCAGCATGGGCAAGTCCTCGAAGGCCAGCAGCCGATGCAGTCGCACCTTAACGCTGTCCCCAAACTCGTACGTGCTATCGTCCAGGTTGTAGAGCTTGCCGCCACGATAAGCTAGCTGCGGGTACTGCGTGAGCGAGTCCACGGATAGCGTGTCATTGGGCAGCAGGATTTCTTTGGTGTCAGCTTGAGGCTGCAAGGTGGGCCACTCGACGTTGAACCACCAGCGGGTAGCTTGTACCGTGGCGTTCGTGGTTGCGATGTAGCTAAGAGCCCGTGGTACGACAGGGTGATAGTCACCGAGGTCGTTAACAGGAAGCTCACCCAGCAGCCCAAGCATATCGTTTGTAACTGTAAGCTGTGTGATGGTCATGTTGAGGTCACGAAAAAAGCCCCCACATCCGTGAGGACATGGGGGCAGCACCCTAGAGATTAGGGCAGGAGAATCGCACCAGCGTACTCGGCGCGGTTAGGGCCGACAGCGTAGCTCAGGTGGGCATCCACGAACCAAGACTTACTGATCTTGTCGTAGAAGATTTCGCTTTGCAGCGGGATCGTCTCACCGGCCATGATGGCACGAGGCGAGAAGATTTGTGCGCCCACCTTGGTGAAGTCTCCATCGTAGGCGTTGCTGTTGCCAGAGTTGGACAGCAAGTGGCCGGTGATGTTCTTACCGATAGCGGCGTTGTTGGTGCTGAACACAGGCACACCGTAGGTCTTGAGCACCCAAGCGTTGTTCACTTGATTGCCAGCGGCAGTGGTGTACGTGGTGTTCACCAGTTGCTCAGCCTGGATCAGTGTGTAATACTGCGCCGGGTCCACGATGATCATGCAGTCATCGTTGCGCGGATCAACGTCCTTCTTCTCCATCTTGACCAGCAAGCGGGCCAGAGCTGCGTACAGCTTAGCCGGGTCTTGCAGATCACCAGCAGCGGCCAGGGTTTCTTGCGAGCCACCGAAGTGACCAGCAGGCTTACCAGCAGAGCCACGGCTGAAGGTGGACTGCGTGAGCAGTGCGGCCTTGGCAGCTTGGATCAGGAACGACTCGTCCCAGAACTTAGCGATCTTCTTGCCGTGCTCGGTGGCGACTTCCTGGCGGGTGTTCATCTGGGTCTGGAAGGGTTCCAGCAGGCCGAACACAGCGCGGGCCAGCACCACGGTATCCACGGTCACGGCGTTCTTCGAGAAGTCGTTCTTCGTACCATCAGGGGTAACGCCAGCCGTCGCCTTCTGCAACGTGGACTCACCGACTGCATGATTGGTGAACGTAGCCGTACCCTGAACAGGGCGCACAGGCACCATGCCTTGCATGATGGATCGGCGGGCGATGGTGCCCTCGACCATGCCGGTGAATTCCTCGATAATGAGGGCCATCTTTTCGGCATAGGTGGTGTCAGCACCGTTGATGGCATTGGGGGATGTTACGTTAAAAACGTCGTCGAGTGCCATTGTAGGCTCCTTGTATGTTGTGAGGATTGCTAAAGAATGACACCGGACTTGGTGTTATCTTATAGCGTAAACAATCAGATGCCTGCGCGGCGACCGGCCAAACGGCGATCTTGCAGCGCCTTGTAAGCTGGCGTCTGGCTAACGTCACGGCCACGGGCACCTTGTTGCAGAGCCTGCAACTCGGCTTGGTACTGCTTGGCAGTCAGCGCACCAGCGCTAGTATCAGCACCGGCACCAGCATCAGGCTTCGCGGCAGACTTGTGACCAGCCTGCCCACTGCGTTGATACAGTGCGGCCAGTCGCTCAGCAGCGGCACGGGCAGCAAAGCCGCCAGTCTCGAATGCCTTGTTGATCTGTGCACGTTCTGCATCGGTAGCGTTAGCGCTAGCCCAGGTCTTGATCGCTGCCCACTTCTCCTTGCCGCCCACAGCGCCATGCACCAGGGACTCCAGAGCGGCGGCTTGCTCGGCCACCTTAGCGGTGGTAGCTTCGTAGCTAGACTTAGCCAGGGCCAGGTACTTCTCGAAGCCAGCAGCACGCTCACCCATGCCCTTGAGGCGCTCGGTGATCTTGGTGAAGTCGCCGGATTGTGCAGCGGCCAGGGCATCATCGTCCGGGCCAATGCCCAGCTTGCCAATGAAGTCTAGCGCAAGGTCCAGTCCAGGGTCGCCGGTAGCCTCGAAGGTCTGAACGGCAGGCGCTTCGATAGTCGGTGCAGCAGGAGCGGCAGGGGTAGGCGCTACATCGGGAACAGTCGGTGCAGCGGTAGGTGCTGCCCCTTCCGGGGCGCCAGTTGCGGGGGCGAGGTTGATATCTTCAGTGGTCATTGTGCGGTCTGTTGTTGAGTTGCTTGTTGGGCACCCACTCGGGCACCTTGGACGGCAGCTTGCTGATCTTGGATCGCTTGCTGCTTAGCTTGTTGGTTAGCTTGTTGCTGATCCTCTGACAGCGTGTACTTACGGGCATCAACGCCACGGCCAATGAAGATCGCAGTGTAGATGGCAGTAAGGTTCAGAGGTGCAAGCAACTCAGCACCGACAGCTTGAAGGCTGGCGATATCACTGAGCGCTAAGCGCAGGTTCTCCAGGTCGCCACCACGGCTGAGCGCATCCAGGCCAGTGATGATCGTGACTACCAAGCGGGAGCCCTTCACATCAAGGTCAGCAGCACGCAGCAAGTAGCTGGCGATGAACGGTTGCAGGCCGGTAGCCAAGCGGGTATAAACACCACCGAGCCCAGTCTCAAGCTCGATGGCTTGCTGCCGGATTTCCTCAGCGGTCACACGCTCAGCGTCACGGGTCACAGCGGTAGGCATAAGGAAGCCAGCGCCAAGCACACGGATGTGCTTCTCGGCAATGGTCCCGATGACTTGCAGGTTCCCGTAGCTACCATTACCAAAGCTCAGTGAGACGATATCCTTCTCGCTACCCGGCAACGATGCACCGTTCTCTGACTGCTCCAAGTCCTCAGGCTTAGTCATGCCCGCAGGGTTGACCAGCCAACGATACTCAGATGCCAGCACAGCGGCCTTGACCTCAGCCTCACTCAGCGTACTGAGTGCAGCGAACGAGCCCCGGTAGTCCTCTACCAGCCCAGTTCCGTAGTTGTTCTCGTCGGCAAGGTTCCAGCACTCAACATGGTACGGGCAATCTTCTTCGCTGTAGGTAACAGAGAAGTCCTCGCCAAGCTCGCACTCATCGACGGCCTGGGTTAGCTTGAAGCTGTCGCCATCGCGCCGCAGGTGGGTGTAGAGATGCACCTCATCGTGCGGCTTCTTCTTCTTGCCCTTAGAGAATTGGGTGTAAGCTAGCTGTACCTCATCCAGCAGTTCATCGAACCGCATGCACTCGCGGATGATTAGCTCCTTGAGCTTACCAGTCTGTGTGCGGCGGCAGACCCACTGCTTAATGCTGTAGACCCGTGCCTCTTCATCAGACTTCTTAGGCAAGTAGATGAGCGCGTTGCCAAGTACGATTAGGTTCAGCAGCGCAGCGAACAGCTTAGGGCGGAGGGCCTTGGCCTCTAGCTCTTTGAGTGCCGTTTGCTCGCCAGTGGCAAGTAGTTGGTCAAGGTCAGCTTCAGGCAAGCCCTGCGAGATAAGCTCAGTACGCAGCTTGGTATCCAGACCGAGCTTAAAGAACGGCTGGTTCGGGCGGAACAGGGTCAGCATCAGCTTGTTAGCAAGATGGTTGACAGCCTGCGCACCTACGGATTGGTAGTCGTACGGAAGCTCGCCGGTGTTCTCGTTGTAGCCCTCGACAGTGAACAGTCGCGGCAGAGTCCACAAGGCGTATTCCTCGAAGCGCTTCTTAAGTCCAGAGCGCTTGCCGTCAAGGGCAAGGAACTCTGAGGCAGATGTGCGCTGCATCAGATACGCACCGATCCGATTGGGTCATTGTTGCCAGCAAAGGCAGCACGCTTCTTGCGCACCGGCGTCGCGTCTGCGCCCACCTTGGTTTCAAGCGTGGTCGGCACGTTGGCTGCTTGCTGCGCCTGGATAGCGTCATTCACAGCGCTGCGCTCAGCTTGCAGTCGCACTTGCTCAGCGGCTTGCTGCGCTACCCAGTTGGACTGGTTGCGGCTTTGCTCAGCGGTCTGGGCCAGCACCTCGGCCTGCTTATTAGCGGCATTGGTTGCAGCCTCAGTGTCAACGCCCAGCAGACTGCCTGCTAGTTTGGTTACGGATCGAACAACTCCACCCATGTTAAAGCTCCTTGGTTAAGATGTGGGCAGCAGGGGCATAGCCTTGCTGCCGGTAGAAGCGGGCCAGCGTATCGCTACGCTTACCAGCCAGAGATGTGCCAATGACCACGCCAGAGATGCCGTACAGTTTCATGCGGGCTTCCCATGCGGCTAGTGCTTTAGCTGTGTCGTACCCAGGCAGGATGCCTAGCACAAGTTCCTCCTGGGCCAGCACTTCCGTTGCCCACCAAGGACAGCCAAAGCTGTATAGGATGAGCACGCCGTAGCTAAGCACGAAGTGCAGGTCAGTATTGTGCCCAGAGATTACAGCGCTAATCCGGCATGCTGCTGGGAAAGGATCACCAAAGCGCATCCATGGAGAGTCCTCTGCTTCCTTAGCAGCATTGAAACATTCCAGCACCTTGTCAAAGATCATCTGCTGATCAACGCAGTCCGGAATGAACAGGTACTCACGATCCGATTGTAAAGCCATTGCGCAACTCCTGAAGGACAGCTTGAACGCCAAGCTGGTAAGCGGCTTGCAGTTGCGTGGTATCTTGAGCGACCACGGGCCGAGAGAATTTCTTCTCAAGCAGCAGGTAAGTTTCTTGATCCAGCCGCGCAATGCGCAATGGCTTTTCCAAAATAGCAGGAAGTGTCATTGGTATCCTTGTGTATCTTATAGCGTTAAATAATCAAATGCAATTCGCTACGCTATAAGATAATAGGTAGCGGCATCTGTTGCAATCGCAGATTGAAGCTAGTACAGACTCAAGAGAAGAAGTAATCAGAACTCAATACATCATTCAAGTCAAGATTCCCAACAGCAGGAGGGGCAGAAGTAACAACATACCTACGATGAAAGTCCATGAGAGGATCATGTAAGCTATACATAGCTACAAAAGTCTGACGAATGATATGAAACAACTTCTCTGCATCAGCAGCATGAGTGCCGTAGTCATCATGAATCATAGCTAGAGAGCTAATACCAGCATCATTAGCAGCACAAGTTGCAAGATGCAGGTGAGCAGCATCACAGCTATGAACGAAGTTCGGAGCTAGACCAGTTGCATGCTTAGGGATGCTCACTAGGTTAGACTCCACATTAACCACTAAGCTAACAGTTCCTGCTAGGTAAGAGCGAATGCGGTGTTCTTCCATAGTGAAGTAGTTCTGCGTAGCAAGGAATCCGCTAGGGGTTTCCCACTCTAGCATTGCGTCATCGTCAAGACCAGCCCGTGTAATCTTGCGTGCGCTTTCTGCTAGCCAGTCCATAGCCTCACGGGCTTTGACCACAACCTTGCCAATGGCAGGCCATGCGTAATCCATGAGCACAGAAGCTGCCTCGTAGTATTCTGCTGGCTCAAAGCATGGCGCTGATCCGCTGCTGAGGTAGTCATCAATGACGTACCGGATAGCGCTACGCTTGGTCACACCGTACGGAGTAGTCATCACGCTACGCTTAACCACGCTGCGGCTGATGCCAAGGGCCAGCCATTTGTCAGCTAAGGGGTTACGGTTCGCGTCCGCTGCCATGTCACGCGCTGCGACTTCAGCCACCTTGCGGTAGATATCTTCCATCACTTCGTTGACCGTGAGGTTAACAGCCTGCCCACCAACCTCGTCACGGAGCATCGCGCTGAAATGCTGTAGCCCGTTGCACGAGCCATCCATGCTGATTGGGATGCGAGACTCGAAGCCTTGCGGGTCAATCTGCCACTCTGCGTACTCGAAGCACCATGCTAGGAATTGCAGTGGGCAGTCAGCCTGCTCCCATTCTCGGTTGTTAACCGGGTCGCTAGCGATAGCCATGAGGATGTGATGCCGTTCCTTGTACCAGCTGGCACGGTCGTCAAGCGGTGCCTTGTCAAAGCCCCACTTGTTAGCGCCTTGGATGCAGAACCAGCGCACTGCCTCAGGTGTGTGAAGCGGCTTGCCGTCTGCGAAGTGCAGCATGGCTTTCTGAATGTCGCTACCCTGCGGGCTAATGCCGCTGGTCATAGGGTACAAGCGGCCACGGCTGTCAGCGAAGTACACAAAGTACAGGCGCTCGAACTGTTTGTAACGCTGTGCGATACTCAGGGCGCTGTGGAAGCGCATCAGCTTGCTAATGCGTAGCTTACGATTGGTGTACCAGTCACGCATCGCTGCCTTCCAGAGCAGGAACTCGCGCTGCTCTGCCTCGTTCATGTCGTCCTTGGACTGATGATCACGCAGCCACGATGGCGGCGGGGGCTTAGGTGCATCGCGCTGTGTCAGCACTTCGCCGCTGTCCCGCTCAGCCGCTACAGCTAGGATGGCATCGAGCACGCGCTCATTGATCGCCCATGCAGTATTCTGCTGAGCGTTCATAGCTTGGTAGAACTTCGGCATCTGTTGCTTTTTCAGCTTCTCTCGGACCACCGAGCGCACCTTAACAGCACCGCACGAGCGCCGTTGCATGTCACGGGTGTGCCAGCCACCGTCATAGAGGTTGCTCCAGGGCTTAGGAGGAACCACGCACGGGCCAAAGATCGGGGCCATCATGGCACTAGTGTCGCGCACTTCGAGGATGTACTGCTGCACTGGCTCGCTAAACGCTACGGTCACATGAGTCAGGCCCAGTGCCTTGGTGCGTCCAGTTTCCTCGTCTGTCTTGCGGGTGTCCATGACCAGCATGCCCAGCTTGCAGAGTTGATCAACGATCCACAAGCCTACCTTCTCGCGGTCGCCCATGCTCCAGTCTTGGTAGGAGATATCGTTGGCAGCAGCCTGCATCTTGAACACCGTCATCTTATGGCGGATGTTCTTGGAGTGGCGGCGATTGAAGTCGCGGCTAAGGGTAGCGTACAACTCCGGGCTCTCGTTATAGATGAAGGCCAGCACTAGCTCGTTGTGGATCATGGTGCCCACAGCGTAGGCCACTGCACGCACACCGTGGTTCTTGGCAGCATCCCCTTGCTTGGGGTAGAACAGCCGGTCCACGATAGTACGAATCGCCAGCAGCGCCACGCTGTCAGGGTCCAGAGGCTTGAGCAAGCTGACGTGCGCTGCATGTCGGCCTGCCTTGCCTGTAGTGTGCGTCGTCTCTGAGTGAATGATGCCAGACAGATCACGCAGAAACTCAGCGTACAGGCCCTTGGTATAGGGGTTACGGTTAGCCTCGCCTGCTGCCTCAGCCTTGTCAAGCGTAGCAGTAGCACGGGCGATGCCGCCCTCAAACATGTCGCGTTCGAGTTCGTGTTGTTTCTGGAGAAGTTCGTCTGTCATCATTACCTTAAAAGTCTGCTGTTACTACATCACTGCGCACGCCCTTGAAGCGGGGCTCACGGAGCAGCCCGTCCGAGCTGTATTCGGTGGCTTCGACCTCCACCAGCTTGCCCACCAGGGGGCCTGGATCGGCCTGAGAGGCGTGATCGAGCCCCGACCCAACACGGAGTACCTTGCCCCCCTTGAAAGCGCACAGGAGGGCCGCCGTGGGCCGCCCCGTCTTGGCACCGACCGCCATGTCGAAGCCCACCACGCGGAGGGTGAAGCTGAGGTGCGGCTTGACCTTGATCAACGCGCCGTCCGTGGCATCGCCTAGCTCCCAGGGTGCATCAGGGTTGCGGAGGATTAGGCCATCGTAGTGATCGCCGCCGTCCTGCTTCATCATCACCAGAGCGTTAGCTGCAACCTGCGGATCACCGTAGGTGCCTGGGTTGTAGATCGCAGCCAGCGACACACGCAGAGGGTTGGCACGCTCAAGGCCACGAACCACTTCCCAGTACCGCTGACGGTAGCTCGTCGGGCTGTACCCATTAGCGAACTCGTTGACGTTAACCATGTCGTAGACCACGAACCACAGGTCAGGCTCTAGGTTATGTCGGCGGAACTTCCCACTGCTCGTAGCGAAGTCGGTGCGTGGCATCCATACCTCACCAAAGACTACGTGACCGGCACCGTAAATCTTGCGGACTTCCTCGATGATGTGGTCACAACTAAGCACAGCCTTGCCAGTACGGCTTACCATGGTGCGATCGGTGGTGTTTACGATACCTTGGCAGCCATCGTACTTGCGCTGGCCGTAGTAGATGCCAGCCAGCTCGGCCAGGGTGTTAACACTGCGGAAGTGCTTGAGAGTCTTTTCTATGGGCAGAGCCCGTTGATTGAGATAGTCAGGCATGTTTAGCTTGGAAGATGGAGTTAGAGATGATGGTGACAGCTTGCTCGAAGGGCGTATCTTCTTGCAGTTGTTCGGCAAGGCGAGCATACAGATCAGCTTTCTGATCATCGCTCAGCCCCATTGCCGTAACGGCGTCGTAAATCTTTTCTTCTGCATCGTTGCGCAGAGGGTAGATGGCAAGAGCCAATGCGTATGCGTCGCCTTTGATTGTCATAATAGTGATGCTATCTGTTTGATGAACTTGGTTAGATGGCGTTGAGCCCAGCGTCGGATGACGTAGGAGCGAACCACGCTGATACCTGTGAAGCACAGGCCGATCAGGAAGTTCTGCCCCAGTGTTAGGGTGTGGAACCCGAACAGCGGCAAGATCATCCAGTTGGCAATGAAGTTAATTCCAAAGCCGATCAGGATGTTAATGCAGGTTTCTATGAAGGACTCAAACCTTGTTTGCATTCTCACGCAAGTAAAGTTCGAGCTTAGCAAGGGCGTTCCATGCCTCGTGCTGCAAGTGCAGCAGCTTGCTGTCATCGTCGTGCGTCTCGCCACGGTGGCGCTTGTTGCGGTGCCGCGCCTCTGCGTCGCTGTAGCGGTTGAAGCCATCAGCAACCTGGAGCCAGCCGCCTGGGCTGTACTTCTTAGCGCCAAAGGTAGCGACCTCCACCACTGCGGCCAGGGCGTTAGCCATGTCACGCTCGATCAGCAGAGGCTGCGGCTTGCCTGCATCCAGCTTAGCGCCGGGCACATGGGCATCCACAGTATCCTCGGCAAGCTCGAACTTTTCAACAGCTTGCGCATGGTCAGGCCATACCGCCAACGCCTCTTCCAGAATGAGGTAATTGTACGGGTGCCGTTTGACGACCCCAGCCACGGTCAACACTTGATCTTTGAAGGCCCGGTACAAAGGACCTGCAAAGGGCACAGACACTTTACGGAACCGAACCTTATCACCAACTTTGAACGTCATGTTAATCCTTAGTTAACGAGCAGCGAACCGCGCTTGCTCTTGGGTGTAATCGAATAGCGGCCACGACTCCAGCCACCGCAGCCGTTGCATCGGTAGCGCACGTACTTGTTTACCTGGGTATGCACATGACCGTTAGCCGTGACCTCGTTGCTGCCACAGTACGGGCAAGCAATCTCATCGTCATCGGTGTAGTTAGCCACGTTGGGATGGCCGATCATCCAGGGCAGCATGCGCTTGTAGAGGTTCTCGGTAGCAACCACATCGCGGCGGTTGTACTTACGCATCTCGTTCCATGCTTCCGGGTTGTCAGCAAGGCACGCAGTCCACAGTTCAAAGCCTGGGAACTTCTTGTGCTCATCCTTGGCCGTGTCGGTCAGCTTCTCGGACAGCCATGCAAGGCGGTTGCTAGTGAAGGCGAAGTGCTTCTTAGCTTCCAGCATGGTGTCAACGATCTTGAACGGCGACGGTGGCTCGTAGCCCAGCAGGATCATGCGGGCCTTGATCTTGCGAACATCAAAGCGCACACCGTTCTGTGCCACCACAATGTCAGCCTCGTCAAGCAGAGCCCACAGACCATCGAGCATGGCCCGGTCGTCACGCACATCATCCTGCCCACGGCAGTCAGCGTAGATCACACCCTTACGGTGCAACCACTTAGCGCAGTACGATAGGATGGACCACTCGGTAATGATCTGGTTGAGGCCGACGTTAACCTTCCAGGTACTCCAAGCGTACACTTCCAGAGGTGCCGTCTCAATGTCCAGCGTCAGAATCTTGGGGCCGTTCATTGGCAGGACTCGCAGACTTCATCGCCGTTGTTGCGCAGTGGGCACACTGGCAGAGGTGCATCGCTATCGAAGTCCAGCACCGGCTCAGCGTAGCCGTAACCTTCTTGTTGCGTATCGTTACCCATTAGGTTGCTTTCTTCTTGGCGCGAGCTTTACGGGCTCGCATGTTCTTGAGTTCACGCTTTTCATCTTCGTTGCGGAAGGTGGGGTACAGCGGACGGTCGCTGTAGTTAGCGTGGATGTAGGTGAACACAGCCTTGAGCATGCGGTCAAGCCGCCCGCCCATCAAGCTGTGCCGTGGCCGATTGTTCTCGATGTGCCCAAGCATGGCGTTGCAGCCACGATGCAGCACAGCACGACAGTGGCCGGTCTTGTGGTCATGGTCGAACACCGCCTCGCCAGCGGGGATAATCTCCCCGCATAGCTGGCAGCGCCCGCCTTGGTCAGCAAGAACTTGCGCTCGGTACTTACTCAGTTCCGATTGCGAGAGCCGCTTGTCTGGCGTCATGGATGCGTTCCTTCACAGCAGTAAGCGCACGCTCAAGGTGCGGGTGTCGTGGGAAGATTTCCCAGATGTTATCCTCGGTGGCACCCAGGTCGTTGCGCAGCCACAGCAGCAGGCCCTGCTCCATCAAGCGGTCAGCCCACTCATCAGCGTAGTAACCTTCATACAGACCGCGCACAGTCTCAAAGGCTTCGCTGCTATTGGCACACCACGACAGCAGCTTGATGGCAGTGGCCTCGCCTACCAGCCCAGGCTTGCCGTTGTCCTTGATGTACTTTGGCAGGCCGGGAATGTGATCAGCCGTGTCGCCCATGAGCAACTGCAACCAGAACCACTTACGCCCATACTGCAAGCCATCAGGCCCAACCACGCTGTACTTACCGGCAGGCACCTCGATCAGATCGAATGTCTCCCAGTTAATGTGCAGGCCGGGAAGCATACGCATGTCCTTGTCACGGTACGCTAAGCAGCATAGGTTGAGCTTGTCAGCAGCCGCAGCTTGAGCGGACACCAAGGCGAAGCCATCGTCAGCTTCCCGTGCACCCCACATCTTGACGCTAAGGCCCGGCACGTTGGGATGAGACTCGAAGAAGTCTCGCAGGTAGCGCCAGTTAGGCGGCTTGCCTGAGCCCGCACGCTGTCCTTGGTACGGCTTGACCGTAGCGATGATGAACCGGTTAGCCTTGATGCTGCCACTGGCAGTAAGGTGCACAATGACTGACTCGCTGCCACTCATAGAGCGCAACATGTCGATCTTGCCAAGTGCAGCTTGACGTGCCCGGCCTGGGCCAGTGTTGGAGTCTGCCCCACCTCCAGCCCAGTAGCACAGGAAGTCCCCGTCTACATGCATGACCCGGCCAGGGACAACAGGGATGGCGACAGGCGCCACCATGCTAACCTCAGCCTTCGCTGCGGCAATAGCCGCTTGCACGTCGATCATTGCAGGCCAGCCAGGGGATCAGCCTGAGCAGCAGCATTAGCGGGAGGGGTAGGCTGAGCTGCGCCCAGCACCATGCCAGTCTCGGTGCCGCTGGCGATGATCTGGTGAATGGGCGAGCCGATGAAGTTGTTAGCCGCCATGATCTTTTCCTGGATCACGTTCTTGCTCTTGCCTTCTTCGTACTCGCCGTCGATGTAGATCGAGTCCCACATAGCCTTGCTGGGATTGTTCCACAGGAAGATCGACAGCGGGGTGATGGCCGGATCGACAGGCACACGCACCGTGGTTGCAGTCAGCGGGTCAACGTACTGCGGAGCCTTGATCGTGTAGCCGTTCGGGCCCTTGAGGCTAGCGTATACCTTGGTTGCGTCGGACTTGCTGGCAACGTGGATCACCTCGGCCAGATACTCACCGCCCAGCAACTCGGCAATGTGGGTAGCCTTGTGCTCCCAGTTCATCACACTGAACAGCTTGAAGAAGTGCGCCTTCTCGTTCAGGCTGTACGGAACGTCGATGCTCAGACGCTCAGGGATCGGACCCTTATCGCTTGGCTTGGGCTCATGACCAGGGCCGGACAACTCGAACACCAAGCGGGCCATGTCCTTCTTCTGGTCAGGCTTACCCGTAACCTTCTGGGTGTGGTTGCCCAGTTCGTAGTAAGCGATGAAGCGGCAGCGAACGATGCCAGCAGCAGGAGGAACGTAAGTACCGCCACCCTTCTGGGCTTCGGTCATGTTAGGGGCAGTGGCTTTAGCGGCGGCGATGGCGGAGGAAATGTCAAAGGTCATGTATTACTTTCAGATAAAGGAAGGGGTGTAGCCGTTCATGAAACGGTTACGGATTTCGATACGAATTGCTTCGTAGCGCGGCTTGAAGTTGGGATCAGTCACGTTGCTTTCTTCACCCATGTTGGCACCAAGTACGGTGTCGCTAGGCACGGGAAGCGGGAGCTTCCAGTTGAACCACCACTCGATGAAGTCACTGGCCGCCAGCATGCAGGCATGCAGGGTAGCAGCAGCTTCGACAGACACAGACTTGTGAGTGTCGATGTACTGCGCATCGTGCACAGTGTTGACCAGCTTGGCAAGCTCACCGAAGTTCTTGCGCAGGTAGAACATACGCACTGCCAGCCACATCGCAGCCTTCATAACCTCAGCACCAGCACCTTGCACCTCGTAGTTTTTAATCTGCGTAGGCACAAAGTTGGCACGGATGCCACGCTTAACCAGGAACTCAGGGGCCGGGGCCTCCTTGTAGGTGTAGCGCTTGCCGTCCGGTGTGCACACTCGGCTGATACCAAGCTGACACATGACGGCTGGCATCTTGGGATGCGGCACGATGTGGTTAGTAGGGATGCGGTTCTTGCTGATTTCCTCAGCACGCCGCTCGAAGTAAGTCTCAGTCTCGGGGTAACGCTCTTTCTCAGCAGCGACCAGGGCTTCGACTTCTTGGATGGGCATGCCAGTGGACTCGGCAATAGCCGCAGCACCTGCACCGTAAGCACGTTGGAAAGAGAACACCTTAGCACCCGTGCGCTTGTAGTCCCACTCGGACACAGCCTCATGGTACACACCGTTGGCGTCGGTGAACCCTTTGCACAGGTTCTTGACTTCCTGGTAATCCATCTTCTCCTTGATGGACAAGCGCATGCAGTGCAAGTCGATGCCAGACTTCAAGTCACTGATGAGGTTGACACAGCCTGTAAGGATGGCTTGCACATACACTTCGAGGGAGCTGAAGTCGGACTGCCCGATAAGGCCATCGTCACCAAAGCGCGACTCAAACACCGTCTTAACTTCAGACTTGTTACCCTTAGGGATGTTCTGAAGGTTGGGGTTGCTCGATGAGAAGCGCCCGGTGACGGTTGAAGTGTGGTTGATGCTGTGATGGATGATGCTATCAGGCTGCACCAGAGTGAGCATGCCGACATGAGTACCTTTCTTCTCGTCGTAACGAATGAAGTAAGTTCCCAAGTCCTTGTCCATCTTCTTGACAGAGGCCAGGTCTTTCAGGAACGGGATGTTGCTGTTGCCAAGGCGCTCAATGGTGTCGCTGTCCACAGAGTACAGCCCAGTATCACCGGCCACCATGCCGTCGAGCGGCTTAGTGTATCCGGGTAGCTGTATGAAGAACTCACGAGCCGCAGACTTAGGCCGTGTGCGGTCAGGCACCTTGACCTTCTTGGTCTTGTACTCGCCAGCATTCTTGCCGCTCTTGAACTGCACGCGCTCCTTGCTTTCAGGCACAGCGCCACGCCACTCTGTACCGAGACAGTGCTCGTACCACAGGACTTCCATGGTACTACCATCATCAAGGACGTAGTGCGTCTCGTCAATCTGAGGGCACTCGATAGGCCCATGCACGGCTGCATCGTACTCATCGCACGGTATTTCCTTGCCAGACTCCAGCTTGTAGACACGCCGATCGTACTTGATCGTGCCACCAAAGATGATGGGGCTCAGGTGGTAGCGGTTCGTCCAGCTAAAGCCGAACTTCAGATCGGGCGGCAGGTACTGCGCCAAGCGCTGCTGCGCCTCGGCCAGCTTGATAGTCAAGTCCTGAGCCAGCTTATCGCCAAGCTCACGGTTGACGTACATGCCGTTGAACTCCATCTCGATAGACGCAACGAGTGCACCCATGTTGAGGATGATGCTACGACCTTGGCCCTGTGCCTTGGCCCGCTCAAGCTGTGCCTTGAACACCTTCTCGGTATTACCAATGTCACCCTCTCGGCGCTCGCCAGAAGGCAGCACCTCACCGATCAGGTAACGCTTGATCAGATCAGGGTCAATGTCCTCGGTCTGCACGCCAGCTTCCCACAGTGCCTTGACTTCATCAACCTTGAGGTCGCCGCCGTAACGCACGGCCATCTCATCCAGGCTTAGCATGTGGCTGCTTTCGGTCTGACCTTCAAGCAGGTACTCAGCAAGCTGAATGTCCCACACTAGGCCGCCGTTAGCCACCCACTCCATCCACTTCTCGCGCACCACACGCTGCTGCATCAAGTGCAGAATGTCGAACTTGATGTTAGCGCCGACGATGAATCGAGTGCTAGGCTGGAGCAGGTTAAGGAACCAGCTATGATCTTGGTCATGCTGGCGCAGCCGGACCATCTGAGCAGGCCCACCGAACGACCAGCCACCGTACACTACCCAGTTGCGTGGATCGAACGGGTTAGCCTTGCGCTTGAAGCTGGTGAAGATGGACGTTTCAATGTCCATGATTGCGTACGATGCAGTCACAGTGTAATCTCCTTGTGCGGATCGAACACAGCCACACCGTTAACGCGGAACGCTTCAGCCGCCTCATGATCCTCGGCCTGCTTAGCTGCAAGCCACGCCGTCTTGATCAGCTTGTCGACGGTCAGCCCATAGGCAGGCAAGTACCAGTCGCGGCTGGACCACAGCTTAACCTCGCGGCTAGGGGAGGTGAGGTCCGGAGCGTAGAACTTCCACCCAAGCACAACATGCTCACGGCTACGCAGAATGCGCAGTGTCCAACCATCCTTGTAGGTAAGCGAGTTGCGTACCTTATTGATCAGCTCGGCCGTGACGTGCCGCTTTACCGGCGGCTCAGAAGGAGTACACAAGGGTGATTGCGGTGGTTGCGTCCCAGAGGCAGGCGTCGGCGCTGGGGAGGCAGCGGTTTGCGTACCTTCGGGCAGACACACGCCATGCATCGGTAAGGTAGACGTTAACGCCAACAACATAGCCGACTTGGTAGCGTCGGGTATTAATCTTGTAAATGGTTTGAGGTTCACTGTCAGGAGTTGCTTTCCATCCGTCCACACGGACAAAATTCTTTGGGCGGTAAACATACGGCCCCGCCTCCAATCCGATTCGTACTCGGGAGGCGGCGTACCCTGATATTCCAACGGTGCGCTCTGCCGTGAAAGCCAATCCGTTGCCTGAGCCAGCACTAAGGTAGCGAGCGACGTTGCCGACAGGCCCGCAGTCTCCAGTACCCGAGTAGTGCTCGTCTCTGTCACAGGCGAGTGCGTCCCCTCTCTTTGTACCAAGGTGTACGTAATGCGCATTCCATTTCCAATCATCATTAAATTTATCGCTAAACCCAAGCATGGCGCCGGGAGTGTTGAGCTTGGTGGTATAGGGATGACCCTCTTGATACCAAGTACCGTTAGGTGCAAGCTCCGCAGCGGATAAGCCTAAGCCTACATCGAACTGCGGAGTTGCTTGTGCGGCACCTGCAAGCAGGGCCAGGGCGGCAACCACAATGAGCTTACTCACTGCTTGTGCCGGTAGAAAAGGTGCACACTATCAGGCGTTTGCCAGTCGCGGCAGGGTGCAGAGTTGCACGCCTCGCTGCGAGTTGCCTCGGGAATATCCCAGGCACCGTTATGCCCAGGCTGAAACGCGCAGTAGTGGCACACAGGCCGGGCAGAAACGACGGGCACAAAGGTGATGCCGTCGATCTTTACCATTGATCGGTAGGGTTGAATAGTGATCATGCAGGTCGTGGTGTAACGTAACGTCCGCGCTCACCGTCAAACAACACCTCGCAACGTGGGTCTTTAGGCCCGCCGCTACGATGCAACTTGTTCTTGGTTGAGCCGATGAAACGGGAGTTGGTAAGCATCGGGTCATTGCTTGCACCGATGGTGATGATTGCCTCAGCAGCGCCTTGCTTGCCGGTCTTGCTATCCTTGAGCATGGGCAGCGTAGGGTAAGCGATACCGTCACCGTCGGCGCTGATCTGCGAGGTAGCAATGATGGGAATGTCATGCTTGACAGCCATCATGCGAGCCCACTGATACATCGCCTCTAGCTTCTGGTCGGTACGCTCACCGCCGTTAGCTGCCTCGCCGCCGAACTTGATGTTGTCCACCATGTCGAACACGGCGAGACCGGACTCGCCTTCTCGCAGAATGTCCTCAACCTCATGGTTCCAGAAGTCGTGAACATCGTAGATGCGCAGGCCATCCAGCCTACCTACAGCAGTGGCGTACAGCTCATCAAGCAAGTGCATGTGCGTCTTGCTCGGCTTGCGGTACAGCTCAACCATCTCGGCAATGGTGATGTTAAGCGCTGACTGGTAAGCACGGGAGATGATGCGCTTACCTGGGCCTTCGTTGTTGAACCAGCTAACGTGCCGCTGACCGCCGTACATATCATGAACTTGCTTGCTCATGTAAGTCAGGTTATCAGTAAGGAACGTAGTCTTGCCCTTGTCAGGGCGGCCAGCTACTACAATGAAGTCGCCGCCTCGAAGCGGACGCATGCTCATGTTAAGGCAATCGAGTCGCCAGTGCAGGCCGGAGTCGTTAGCTTCTTCCTCAAGCATTTCGCCAATCGGAGTACGCACCCACGGCACCTTGACCTTGCGGTCAGTCTCACCTGCAAATATCTCAACCTGCTCACGCAGGGCAACGAACAAATCCATCTCGTCGCCATCATTCCACTGTTGCAGCAGCTTAGCCACACGCTCAGCGGTAGCCGCAGCCACCAGCCGTTCACGCAGCCCGGCCTCTACATCAGCGGACACATCCTCTTGCACAGCACGCAAGAGCGTATCGTACAGTGCCTTTTGTTCTTCGGTCAGGGTTGGATGCCTGAAGCCTTTGAACCAGAACATGAAGGGGTCATGATCAATCTTCTTGCACTCTGGGTACTCCTTGAAGTACGCACCAAAGTCATCAAGGATTGTCTTGGTCTTAATGTCCATCGCTGCTTTGGGCACTGAGTTAGCAAGCCTCTCGTACCGTGGCCGGTACTTGAGAAGCCTGAGCACAGTTAGCTCAAGCGACAATGCCAGCCCCGCACCACAGAACGTAGCTCAGAACTGCCACGCCGATGACGCAGCCAACAATGTAGCCAGGGCGGAGTGGTCGCCCATTGGTTTCATAACACATGCAAGAGTTTCCTTTCGGGTTAGATATTTGGGATCACGATCAGGCTTTGAGATGAATACCTCCGCGCCTAGTGTGCGCAGTTGCCGTGCCACTTGTGCTCTGCCCTTGGCACCAGCGGAATCATGATCAAGCAGCATGACGATGGGCTTGCGCTGCTGCGCTATACCCACGGCCACGCCATCAGGTAACTTAGTACCAAGCAAGGACCACGCCTCTGTCACACGGCTAACGCGGTACGCAGAGAGTATGTCCTCGGTCAACACAAGCACAGGGCCTGAGCCGTACTTAGCGCACAGCGAGTTGCGCTCAACGATTGGATTGATGTACTTAGGTGCGCCCTTGCGGAAGCCTCGGGCTTGCCAGTAAACTAGCTTGCCGTTGTCATACACTGGGAGCACGACTCGATCTATCGGCTCACAATAGTACGCACCAAGGGACGCAATATCATCAACGGACAAACCGGCTTTGAACAGCCACACCTTTGCGTATAACGGCCAAAGACTAACGTCCTTGATCATTGGGCGAGGTGGGTCTACCGTCGCTGTAACTTTAAGCTCAGCGGTTCTACGCTGCTCCAGTAGAGCGAGGCGTTCGGCTAACGTAAGCTCTGGTGCTGGCAAGAAACCACTCGGCCCACATCTAAAGCAATAAGCGCGCATCGCGCCGTCTTGCTCCTTCGATACACGCAGAGTTCGCCCCTCACCGCAGCCATGCTCAATACGAACGAAGCGCCCCGGCTGGAGAGCCATAGCGGCTTTGATCCAGTCGGGGTCGGCCATCAGGTAGCGGGCTGTCGCAGCTTGACCAGCACTTGATCCAGATTCCAGCGCACATACCAGCGCAGGCCCCGGTCACGCAGTTGATGCACAGGCTCCAGCATGTACGCACGGTAGCACTTGATGGCATCTTGCAGATACCAGCGTGCCCATTGCACATTCTGCTTGCTGGCATCCAGGAAGGCCAAACCGCGAGCAGCGGCGATAATGTCCTTCTTCAGACCGCGCAGAGGGCGCAGCACCTTGGCAGGTGGCAGCTCCTTGAAGATCGTTTGGCGCAGGGCATAAGCCGCAGAGATGTACATTTTGCGTTTCATGTTATCCTTGTGAGGTGAATCCAGGGTAGTCCTCGCTCAGCTTGCGCTCAGCGTGGGCACGGGCTTCTGCACAGCCATCAGCCGTGTCAGAGTAAACCACAGTGCCGTCTGTGAAGTTCAGGCTGCAACGCCAGCCACTGCCTGCTCGGTGATAGCCGACAGTGGCGACACGCGCCGGATTAACGCCGATGTAACACGGCTTCTTCGCGGCGCTTAACATTAGGCCGCCAGTACGAACGGATCAGCAGAGGCCAACGGGTCATCGTTGGATTCCACAGCAGCGCCCGGCGTGCCTTCCGGTGCGGGTTCCTCGTCCTGCACATTCTTGTAGTCAACGCCTTCGACGCTGATCAGGGCCACAACGGGCACGGTGTTCAGAGCGGCGTCAAAGCCCTCGCCGGTCTGGACCTTGACCTGAGCACCGACGCGGCCTTCTTGGGCACGGTAAGCGATCACGACACCTTCCAACTCGCGGCGCTTCTCGCCACGGCCAAAGTAGAACGACACCTTCTTGCCCACCAGATCACGGTTCAGTGCCTCGGCGAAGGCTTCCTCGTTGCCGATGTTGGCAATGCGGTCCACCAGGGTAGCGATGGCAGCGGTCAGAGCAGTGACCTTGTCCTTGGCCTTTTCCAGAGCGGCTTGCTTGGTGGTCAGGGTAGCGTTCAGGGTTTCGATCTTCGACATATGGTTTTCTCCTGCCTCATGGGCAAACGGTTTGTTGAAATGCCAGTAAAGCGACTGGCAGCGCATCGAACACGGGCTTAGAAGCCCAAACGCTCAATCTCGTGAAGCGCACCATCTGCATACAGTTCTGCATGCTTGGATACTTCTTTGGCCTTTCGGTGAGCAATGTCAGCGCTCATCTGTGCACTGTCTGCAAAGTATTGCAGTTGTTCAGCTTGACGACTGGCCTGCTCGGCCTCAGCTTCTTTGGCTTCGACAGAAGCAAGCAGGGCCTTAACGTGCAAACGAGTTGCAGCGTTCATCAGGGCGCGGGTCTTGGACAGCAGCTTAGCGTACATATTTCACCTCGGTGATTTCTTGCAGGGTTGTGAGAACTTCTTCTTCGCCAAGCTCAATCAAGAGCTTAGCAACAGCATCAGTAACGTACTCGCCATGAGAGCGACACACTACTTGGAACACACGGACAGACTCGATTACCTCTTTGTCCATCGTTCGCCACGAGCCCAGGCCGGGCCACATGGTATAACCACTGGTCAGCAGTGCCTGAACAGCATTTGCATGCTGCATAGGTACATATAGCGTAACCAAATGCGTGGGTGTGAATTTAGCGTCCGTAACGGTTTTGAGCATTTTGGCGCCCCTTGTATTGACGGATAAGCTCAACGTGCCAGGACAACGGTGCCCGTCCACGCCGTACAGCGTCGATAGCGTTGTTGATTGCGTCACGTACAGCTCGCGGCGGCATCTGGGCCGGATCAAGCAATGCCTCTAGTTCTGCAACCAGGGTCATTCCAAGCCCGGCCAGCGCCAGCCCAACATATAAAGCGCCATCTTCTTTCGATTGTGGCGGAAAGTGCCGATGCGGCGTGACCACCCGGCGTAATTGTGCATCTTCTTGCGATGCTTGCGAAGGTCCATAGTTGCTCCTTGAGTAAACACAGCAAGACTCACCTATAACGATGAGCCTCACTTTGGTCACTTAGCCAGGATAGCCGCCGTGGCTGGGCTTGTAGGCCGCAGCGGTGACAGGCTTGAGGACCGTGTACTCAAGCACCGCCCCAGTCACACAGTCGTTTGCCTTGTCCCAGTTCTCGATCAGGTAATCGAGCGCTTCCAGGCGCAGCCGCCCAGGCTGGGCTTTACATCAGCGCTTCCTCGGCCTTCTCAGCCTCGAAGGGCTTAGACGGTACATCGGACTCAGGGATGGACACAGCAGCGGCCAAAGCCACCAACGTGTCCCGGTTCCCGTGCTCCCACTTGCCAGCTTTACCGGCCTTGATCAGCAGGGCCTTAACGGCTTTTTGCAGGTCAAACACCATATCCACAGAGGGATCGGGCTTGTGGTCGTACCACATATCATTGGCAGCAGCTTCAGGATTAGTGGTCTTATCCTTGCTGTAACGGAACGGTTGTTCCGCTTTGGTCTTAGCATCCGTGTTGGGAGTAACGGCCATGTAGGCCATCATCCAGCTTGCCATGGCAGTCTTGCGAGCGCCTTTCGGCAAAGCAAGATACAGGCGGTTGACCAGCCCAGTATCGTTATGCTTAGCGAAGTGCTCCACGACAGCCACAGCGCACACTTGAATGCGCTCATCCAGCTTAGCCCCGGCGACCTTGATCCCGTCGATTTCCTTGCGGATCGAGGCAGTGTCGGTCAGGGGCTTGGCGATGATAGATTTCGACATGGTAAGGTTCCTATAGTTGCACTGCAAAGCGCAGTCCAATGCACCCAGAGGATGCATCAGGCTTAGCTCTAGTTCTTGTGGAATTTAGGCTTTTGCACCTTGAGCTTGACACGGAAGCCGCGCTCAAGGCGGTTTTGGGCCACCTCAAGAATGAAGTCGATGCCACCTTGAGCGGCCCACTTCCAAGCGCCGCCCTTGCTCTTAACGTGTAGTGAGTACAGCATGATGCACCTCAATAAACACGATACTGATTACGCTGTACGGCGATGTTCATCCGATACAGATCAACAACCCAGGCCGTGCTACTGGCAGCTTCAAGCCACGCCAAGGCGCCCTTGAAAGTCCAAGCGTATTGCTCCGTGCCGTGATCGTCAACGATCATGTACCTGGCAAAACTTTTCTTGATGAATCGCATGGTTAGCTCCTATGGAATATACACCACGTCACACTATTACTAATGTGGCGCAGTCTGTATTCAAACAGATGACCAGATATGACTATGCCTGTCAAGGCACTCTAGTCGCACTTTACCATTTGTACGATTCTATATGCTAGTGGTGCGAGAACTCCTCATCCCCAACTGTATAAACGAAGTCCCACGTAAGCAACAGATTATCTTGCACATCTGCCCCACTACGCACGCTCCGCTATTCCATACCATCGCGCCTAGTCCTCCACAAACCTCCTACACTGTCCGATTTCCCTTACAGTGTTTTCTTTAGCTTGCTTGCTCCTATGGCGTCTGGCATGATCCAGCCCACTTGCAGCATGCCTCGCCACCCATTACGGGCCCAGCATGGTCTAGCGCAGAGCGCCAGCTTAATGAACAAATCCACCGATAAAGCCAAGTAACTTGCGCCACCTAGCTAAACCAATGGGCGGTGCGATCACCGCGTTGACTCTAGTGCAACCTAGAATCGCAACAGATGCAAGCATCATGTTGACTCAGATCATTCGGGAATTCCACCCGATGTAAGTAGTGCATAACCACTTGCTTACCTTGTCAAGCCCTGCTGGGCCTAACTGTTGCTAGCATCTCTGCTAACGGGCCTCTAGTGTAACACACTATCCGCCGCCTTGTCAACTAGCATGCTGGAAGGCTCGAAGTACATCAAACCGAACTATCACACTAGCTAACTTCAAGCCTTGATTGTAGCACAGTCTAGGCTATCTTGCAACATCCCAGATTAACGCCACCAAGTGACAATCCGCGCTAATCGCTGGAAGGTCTACCACGCTTTACTTTTGACCCAGCTAATTAGCTAATTGCAAGCCTAGAGTGCAGCACACATTTCAGGCTTCTGAGTAGTGCAGTAAGTACACTACCCGATGAACTAATTAATTGCTTAATCAACCCAAGTGCTGAACTCTATCAGGATTTAATACTTGAGTCAAGTGTAGGGTTATATCCCATGAGCCCACTCTAGCTTCTATTAGCTTCTATGGGCTTCTGTTAGCTTCAGCTTCGCTGTGACAGATGTAGATCATCTGCTAGGTGCTTCTATCTATGCTTTCCAGTTAGCTCTATTGGTTAGCTATCTATCCTGCTATCTATAGGCTTAGTCTAGTTGCTCAGTCTGTCGCTTAGTCTGGGCTTCCATGGGCTTACATGCTTCTTGTCTTGCTCAGTCTTGCTAGGTCTAGGGCTGTGTCTGGGCTTCTATGGGCTTGCAGCTTGTTATCTTATAGCGTGAATCAATAGGCTTGCTTGGGCTTCCATGGGCTTCTATTAGCTGGGTATGGGCTCCAGTGGGCTCAGAGGCCCTACAAGGCAATAAAAGGAGATAGATAGGCCAGGGGCCCACCCGCTCTATAAAAGCGCTCCAAAGCCCTTCTAGGCCCCTTGCTGGGCCTTCTATTAGCCCATGCCATGCCACACAGCGCAGTCCGAGCCCCGATCCAGCCCAATAATGGCCCTACTGTTGACAAGGTCATTAAAACTGTGATATGAGGTAGGCTGCAATGCGCTTAAATAGAAGCACTTACAGCTTCGCTGTAGCTCGGAAGGGGGCTAAGGGGGAGGCTGGAGGCGGTTGGAGTCGGAGCCTCCCCTCGCTTATGCTACCCTATTTTGCATTTAGCTCTTTGGCCCACACCCTAAGCCCAGCCTTGTCAGCATTGCAGCTATCCAAAGCCTCTTTGTAGCCCAGAAGGGCGCTCACCACATCGCTATTGGTACGGAACTCAGCAAGCTCGGGCCCGTCGCAGTGAGCCATCAAGGATTCCGGAGGGAACTTATAAATAATTTCCTTAATAATTTCCTTACTTGCGCATGCCGTTAAGCTGAACGCTAAGCTCAGCAGGCAAAGGCTCATCAGCCCACGCTTTGTTAGTCCTAAGCGCATCATTTACTCCTTTCCGTAATGCGGAATTCTCCTTGGCGAGCCGCTTGACCTGCTCATCCCGCGCTTTCAGGGAATTCATGGAGGCTCGGGAAGCAGCCTCAGAGGCCGCCAGGGCGCTTTGCAGGGACTGGGTGAGGCCCTGGTAGCGGGCGACCTCGGAATGCGCCTGTGTGGCCTCCTGGCGGGCCTGCCGTAGCTGCCACCCCAGAAGGATGACGATGCTCAGCAGGCCCACAGCGGCAATCTTAGCGATGCCGGAAGTGATCCCAGATGCGATCAAGTATTCCTCCTATGAGTACGGTTACAATGGCGGCAGCATAGCCGATGACTAGCCCCACGTAGAGGCTAAAGAGGTTCATATGATCCTTAGAAGTTAAGCTGCCCAGGGATGGGGCCGGTCAGGGCAGCGACGAAGCGGCGCAGCACTTGGCGCTCAGCGGCACTGAGGGCACTCTTGACAACAACGACTGCAAAGGCCTGTCCATTTACAAACTGCACCCTGGGGGACACCCCAAGAGAGCCAATACTGGAATTGGTCGGCGTGGTGTATGTGCCGGAAAGTGTTGCGGTGGCAATCGAGACACCGTTGAAACAGACCTCAGCATTTCTTGACACCACTGAGGCATCAAGAACGAATGACGCCCCCACACTGGCATACACGTTCGAGGCGAACACGTTGGTTGTCACGCCACCGCCTGAGATGTAGTAGTTGGGCCGCAGGTTGGCGTCGATCGACACGCTGGGAAGTTGGGCGCTGGCCCCGCCGTCAGACTGACTGAAGAACGTGTGCGATTGCGCCCCGGAATCCACTCGCCCGCCGACAACAATGAAATGGTCAGCGTTTGGATCAATGATCGGCGCCGCTACCAGATGTTGCTGGGCGCCGCTGCGGAACTCCAGTCCGTAATTCCCCGCCGCCGAGCTGGCCGGGACGGTCGTGGTCAGCGGGATGCCGCCGAGGGCGGCGATTTGCTGGGCTGTGAAGATGCCACTGAACAGGCCTGCGTCAAGACAAACTCCGCTAGAGTTTGCGGCGCTGTCGATTCCATCAATCTGGATTGGAGTGGAAGTGAAGCTGAAGATGAACTGGGCCGAACTATTGTTGTCCGTCACGCCGGAGAGAGCCACAAGATAGAAGCCGCCCCCAAGCG